AATTCACCGAATCTGGCTACTGCACGGCTACCGAGTTTTTCGGATAGTTCGCGCAGGTCATCTTCGGATAAATCATCCAATTCAATCTGAGAAAGAACATCGTCAGAAGTTTCCTCTTCGGTTGATTCCGATTGCTCGGACCCCTCCTCTGGAGTTTCTTCTTCGGAATTATCGTTAATGCTATTATCTTCTGCAACGGCTTCAGGTGCTTCAACAGTTTCCTGCTCAACTTGATTCGTTTCCGAACCAAGAACCTGACCCTCCTCTGCGGTTTCTGTAGTCTCAGATGCTTGAGCGGTCAATTGACCACCTCTGCGCCTGGTGAACTCTGATAATGACATGTTTGTCGCCTGCTTGGGTGCAGCTTCGGCGATTGCTGCTTCTTGACTTTCATTCATAATAACGCTTTTTGCGCCAGCGATGGCGATGACGCATTATAGCACTACTTTTTGGTCAATTTAAGCATTAGGAAATCTGACCGCTAGGCCTTCCCAATCGCAAAGCTCTATGATTTCATCAAGCGCTAATATTCTGCCTGAGGTCTGCTGAATTACTTCTATATCAGCTTTATGCAAATCTTGTATGCAATCCTCTCGCATCTGCACGACCTGCTGCACAAAAGAGGCGAAGGCTTCGTGATGCCGCAGAGTTTCAATATCGTCTTGCAGCATAACTACTCCGCGCCCTGAGTCTGTATGTCTCCGACTCTAGCAGCCTCGGTGCCAAGTTGTCCGAACTCAGTAGCATTTATCATTTGCTGCTCCTGGAAGGTGTACTGGCTTGCGTATTTATTTAATCTTTCCGCGAACATTTGATCCTGCTGTAATCTAGCTGCAATGTCGGGTTGTTGCGCATATTGTTGTATTAGTTGACTAGCCACCTGGCCTCCATTCGGTCTAGCTGGCATTTCTATACCTGCGAATATCTTGGATAGATCGTCAAGTATTTGATTCTGAATTTCTTGTGAAGCAGTTTCAGTTTCCTGCATGATTGCATCCGCGAGGACGGGGTCAATGTTGGACATTGCTGCAGTCAATAGACTATCAACATTTACACGTCCACCTCTGTCCAGTTTCAACAAGTTGATCATTTGTTCTATCTTGCTGGATTGCGTTTCTGGATCAGTGCTTAGACTATCAAAGGATATTGTAATATCGTAGTTCTCGTCGGGGGATCCCTTCTGGAATTGAACGGGGTCGGGCGCTCCAGTAACCCTGAAGTACACGTAGTCAGGCCCGAAGCGCTGAAAACAAGTAAAGCACATGTTTATTACGTCCGAGCAATGCTTCAAGAACTTGTCCACCAGGAACTGCCTGCGAGCAACACTTATGTCGTCGTCGGCTAGTCCAGTGAGTTGATTCGCCTGGTTCTCCATTCGATTCTCCATCTCTACGCTTGTTTCAGCTGAGGAGGCTGGAGGCGTCTCCATGTATTGGTAATCGTTTTCACGCCTGCGCGGAATCAAGGAACCAGGGCCAAAATTGGATGGAGGCTGGTTGAAGGGGTGCAGTATAGGGGGAAGTGTAGTTATACTGTTGCGATCTATTCTGGTATCGCGTTCCACTTTTACTTGCTGCTGCAATCCCTTCAGTTGCGCTGGGATGGAGGTAGCATCATAGAGTCGCTTGCTATTGTTAGAAAGTCTAGTGACAATGACTGGGTAATCATCGTATCCGTTCATTAGTTCGAACTTAGCATAATCCACCTCGGTGCTGGATTGGAACTCTCGGTGAAATATAGTGCAGTATATGCCCTCGGAACCATCCTCTGGGTCAATTAACCTTTGATATGCATGCACAATCTCTATGAGTTCGTCCGCCTCATAGGTGCTATTCTTATTTGTAAAATTGAACCTTCGACCTTCCTGCTCGACCTCAATGCTATCTACATTTACGCCCTTGTACTGATCTATAACAGTCTGCACGAACTCCTCGTTCCAGTCTTCAGTAATTACCTTATTCTCTAATTGCTGCGCGGTGTAGTAAGTTCTCCAGAAGCAATAAGGGCTGCGCTGCGGATCAGTAACATAGCTAGGAAATAAAAAATCTCCATCGGCGGCAAGAGTGCGCACTTCGGGAGCGTCTACGGTTCTCCGTACGGCTGGCAATTCTGCGAATCCAGTTCTTTTTAGTTCTTTTAGAGCTTTCTTTGCGCGCTTCTGCGTTACGCCCTCGTAGGCGGATTGCAGCATGCCGATGACGCTTTCATCATCTCCTTGCTCTAGCATCTCTGTTATTTCGGGGGCATTGAGCTGTATCTGGTCCAGGCTAAGTCTTTGAATAATTCTGCGATCTTCAGCTTGCCACCCTACATAGGTAATCAATATTCCGCGCTCCAGCAGGTAATTGGCAGCTAATTCCATCTCCTGCATGAACCTGGGTATATAACCAGAAGAAACCATCCACTTCAAGAAGCTGGATACGGTCTTTGCGCGGGCTGCATCTGTTCCCTCCGTTGGATAGGCGCGCACGTTGCTTCGGCGCAATGCAGTCATAAAAAATGCTACCAGTTTTGTGATGCGCTCCTCAATGACATGGCACTCCATATCGGATGCCCCCTCCCATGGGAATGCATCGGCTCCATGCTTACGCAGGTCCTGGCTCTTGCCAGGCCATATGTTATGCCTATCGTCATATGCTTCTCTGCATTGATCGAAATAGGGTTCCAGCTCAAGGTTCGTCTGATCGTATGCGCGGCGAAGCGCGGATACATTCGGCTCTGAGGTGAAGTATGTTAGTGAGTCGGAGAGGTTTTCTGGCATCTGTTGCTAATTTTTTTGATTACCTCAAAAACGTAATTTTTAGGCACTCCTATCATATCACATAATTTTTCTGGAGGAACCTCTTCGGTATTAAGAGTTAAAGCACGAGTCATCAGCTCCCAGGCTAGTAATCTATCAACCTGCTCATTGATCCAATCCTCATCAAGAGTGATGTCCTCTTCCGAATCAATCAGACAGCTTTTCTCTGATGTATCTGTAACTGGGGTTTCCATCATTTATTTCTTCAATATTGATTCTTTTTCCTAGCATGTGCTCTCTGAATCTGCGCGGAACTATAACTGGGACAACAAAATCAAGACCCTCTACTTTGCAGTACACGTAGCTTTTGTTGGGAGCGAATCTAATTACCCGCCCTTTCCAGTGCTTCGGCACGATTTCTGGAACATGCAGCGCCATCTTAAGTATTTCTGCACCTTCTTCGTTAATCCACGTATTTTTCTTGGAGCCAGTTATCATGGAATCATCCAGCTTGTCCTTTACAATATCCAGGGACTCCTCAAAACTGTACTCAGTTTCGTATCTCTTCATTAGGGTCGTTAATCTTTCTTTCACTAATATCCTCCTTTTTTGGGTTGCTGCTGAAATAAGTTGTTATCGTAGTGATCTGGTCCGTCCCCAGAATTCATCATGCGTAAGTATCTCATAAGGTCAAAGAAGTCCTTGAGGGGTTCGTCGCTCTTTCCTTGCGAGGAATAATTCAATAGACTGTCCACTAAGTTCTTGCATGAAGAATCAATATAGCACACTGGACTGTTCGCTTTGTCAAGTTCTGCGTCTGGGTTATATGCGAACCATTCGTCCAGGGCGGCTATACCAGTATCCTCGTGCTTACCAGAACTAGGAATAAAGTGCATGTTGTAATCGGCGAATACGGTGAATAGATCCTCGTTGTTCTCATTTTCCCTAGCAAAATACCTACTATCCCCTACGCGCTCCTGCACCTCAATCTGTAGCTCTTCTTCGATTTCTTCGAACAGAGAAACATAGGAAGCTATATCAAGCCCTATCTTCTTTGCTGCTGGGCCGAACTTCCACTTGGGATCCCCAAAGATAGCCCATTCACCATAAGTATCCCTGTCGGGCCACTCCCTGATAATGTATACATTGTCGTGCGATACTGCAGCCCAGATGCAGCTGAAGTTCCTAGCACCAGCGGGGTCCACAATGTGATAGCAAGTGTAGCGCTTCTTGTCCGTGAAATCGGGCATCTGCATTCCGTGCCTGTTGGGTTCATTTGAAAGTACGTTCACCGAGGTACTGAACATGGGCAGCAAAGAGGTCATACTCTTCACGGGAACCCCGTATGCACGCACCAGGATTTCATCATCTGAGCTATTCTTAAGATCCTTTGCTATGCGGTCGTACCCGCCGAAGGGGTTCTCGTCCGAGTGCAAGTATACTATTCCTGCATCCCTACTTGGACTGTACTGCTGCACGGGAACGTCCCTTTCTAGTAATTCAGCCTTGCGAACCTGCAGTGTCTCTGCACCCTTCAGGTATTCCGAAACGAAGGGGGTGTACCCATCAATGGGGGTAAAACCGAGAAGCATTCGACTGTTTCTTGTAGCAAGTCTAAATCTCAATGTATTCACCAGGGCAGCGTCCCCCAGGTACTCGTCCAACCATGCCCCTATGTTCAATGCATTCATTTCATTGCACTCG